GAGTGGTCATGACGTCGTCCTCCTTGTGACGCTCGTCGAAGGGCCCGGCCACGCCTTGGCGACCGGGCAGGGATTCACTGGGGGAGGGGAGCGGGCTCCATGGCGGGCCTTGCCGCCGGTGCCGGGGTCTCCTCGGCCAAGATCGCGGCGACCTCCTGGTCCACCTGCGTCTTGGTCCACGTCGGGTGCAGGGTCTGCACCCGGAGCTTCAGGGACATGGCCTTCGCCGAGACGAGGACCGTGAGGGTCTCGGCCAGCTCCTTCAGGGAGGGCTGGACGGCCGTGGGGAACGCCACGTCGATTCCGGCCTCCGGGGTGGACCGGGTGCCGAACACCTCGCGGTCGATGCCCAAGAGCGCCTGGAAGAGGCCCTGGAGGGCCGGACGCCAGTACAGGATCTTCTGGCCCCGAGTGCTCAGGCTCTGCTCCTTGCGGGCCTGGACCTCGGTGGCGGTTACTGCCGCCACGTCGCCCTTGCCGCCGAAGCTCTGCACCGAGTAGCCCGCGCTGGAGACGATCTGCTCGAACAGGGCCTCCGCCGTGGCGAGGTGCTGCTCCACGCGGATGTCGAACTGGTTCATCGTGACCGTGGCGTCCAGCGACTGGATGCCCACGAACGCCTCGCGCTCCATATCGAAGCGCGCGGCCTTGCCCGGTCCGTCGATCTCCAGGGCGGCTTCCGGGACGATGATCCGGCTCTTGCCGAGGCGGAGGTCACGCATCAGGCTCGTGTACGTCTCGTCCAGGGCGTCCATCATCAGCTCGACCCCGGCGAGGTCGGAGCGGCCGAGATTCACCGCTGCCCGGCAGCCGGCCCAGATGCGGCTGGGCCTGACGTTGGGGACGTACGCGGCCGTGAGCCAGGGGAGGTTGGTCAGCATCACGCCCTGGTCGCCGTACAGCTCCGCGAGATCCGCGGTGCCCTCGAAGGCGCTCAGCGGGACGCGTTCGCCCAGCTCAGTGATGGTGCCCTTGTACAGGCCGTAGGAGATCGAGCCGCGCTCGTGCAGCTCCAGGAGCCGAAGGGTGTCCTCGTCGTCCTGGTATACGACGTCCCAGAAGGTGACGCCCTGGAGGCGGTCCCAGGCCCAGGAGCACACGGCGCGCTCGGGGGAGACCGGGACGAGCCAGGGGCGGTCCGCCAGTGATTGGTCCCAGACGACCTTCAGGAAGACGCCTCCCATGGCGGCGCAGATCTCGGCGGCCTCCTGGAGGGCGGCATGCATCCCGTCCGTCTGGAAGGCGTCCAGCTCCTTCTGGGTGGTGCTGTCCGTGGAGGTGAACTTCGGCATCTCCGCGAAGAGCAGGTTGGCGCTCAGCTCGGCGATGTCGGAGGCCACCGGGACGTGGAGCTTGGTCCGCAGGGTGCCGGGCGTCAGGGCTTGGCCCCAGAAGGTCCTGGGTGCCGTCGTGGGCGCCGATCCCCGGGCCTTGTCGGCCCCGAAGAACGCCTGTGCCGTCGGGCTCGTCAGTGAGCCGGCCGAGCCGTAGACGCTCGTAAGGGCGTCAGGGTCGCCGGAATACCAGGCGGTCCACTCGATCAGCTTGCGGGCCACCGGGTCCAGCTCGGGCGGGGGCCAGAGGGTCTTCCCGCCGACAGGCAGAGGCATCCGGGGTCACCCCCGTCCTCATGTCGTCATGCAGCCCGCCGGATCTGGTTCCGCCAGAGGAGCTGGGTGGTCTTGAGGGCGTAGCGCAGGGCGTCCACGCCGTGGTCGTTCTGCTTCAGGGGCGCGTCCTGGCCGTCCAGGGCCGCCTTGGGGTCCCACGTGTAGGAGTCGATCTCCTTCAGCAACTCCTTGCACGAGCTGTGGATCAGGAGCTGCTTGTTCGCCAGGAGATTCGAGACCAGGCGGATGCCGTCGATCACCGCGTTGTCGGCCGAGGTGGGGTTCAGGCCGTCCTGGCGGAGCTGGGATATGAAGCTCGCCGCGCTGGGGTCGACGATCACGTACTGGGGCCGTACGCGGCCGTGCTGGGGCACGTTGTCCAGCCACCCCAGGACCCGCCTGGACGCCTCCGCCTGGGTCAGGGAGAGGCTCCCGGAGTCCTTGGCGTACCGGTACTCGGAGGCGACGTAGAGCCGCCGGTCCTCGCCCAGTCCGATCAGGACCGCGTGGGTCGGGTTGGTCGCGCCGTAGTCGATGCCCACCGAGATCCAGCGGCGGATCTGCGGGAGGATGTCGACCACCTGGGTCCGGGCGTCGAACATGTCGTAGATCGCGCCTTGGGCGGCGACCCACTGGCCGAGTACGAAGCGCTTGTAGAACAGCCCGACGTTGCTCCGCTTGATGTCGGAGACGTACTCGGGGTCCAGGTGGGTGTTGTCGTCCAGCGTGAAGCTGAAGACCTTCATGGCGGCCCGGCGTTCCGGGTCGTCGATGTTCCGGGCCTTCAGCCAGTGCGTGGGCGAGTCCGGGTTCGTGGAGGCGTAGACCCTTGCCCCGACCACGCGCATACGCGTGCGGAGCATCTCCCAGAAGACCTCCGGGAGGAGGGTGGCCTCGTCCACGTACGCCCCGGCGCACGTCATGCCTCGGATCTTGTTCTCGGCCTTGATGTCGTTTGCGCCGATGACGTGGACGAGACGGCCGAAGATCCGGCACGTGGGTGCACCGGGCGTGTAGTCGACCTGGGCCGCCAGTTCCCCGAAGATCTCCGGGTTCATGAGCGGCTGGAGGACGTTGCGGTACAGGGAGTCCCGGGTCTTGCCGATCATGACCAGCTCGCCCGTGGTGGACGCCTGGGGGACGAACATCATCCAGGCCCACGCCGAGGCGATGGTCTTGCCCGAGGAGACCGCGCCCTCCCAGAGGTTGATCCTCCGGTTGGCCGCCGAGATGCTCAGGATCTGCTTGCGGGAGAAGCGCTCCAGGAGGAACTGGGTGCTACGAGCCGTACTCGTCGGCATCGTCGCCCCCAAGCTCACGGGCAGCGGCCGTCATGGCCTCCCCGAGGGTCCTCAGAAGCCCCTGGGCGTTCTCCCGTCCCTCGTCCCCGGCGTCGACCTGGGCGAGCTTCAGGGCGCTCGTGAGGGCGCTGGAGGCGGCCAGCGTCAGGTCCTTGGTCTCCTTCGCCGGAGGCTGCTGGAGCCACTCGGCCACGCTCTCGCCGGTGTGGCTGAAGCCATGCACCAGGTACCGGTCCTGGGCCCTCTCGATGGCCCTCTCCGCCAGATCCAGAAGTTGTTCCTGGATCCGCTGGCGCCTGTCCTTCAGATCGACCTGGCGGGCGTCAGTGGCGGCCCTGATGGCCTCCCGGTCGAAGGAGAGCCCAAGGCGCTGCGCGTGGTTCGTGATGGTGCCGACGGACCACTCCATCTGACGGGCGATCTCGTTCCGGCTGACGCCGTCAGCGTGGAGCTGACGGAGGCGCTCCTCGTCCTCTGCGGCGAAGGTTCGGGCCACGGCCGGCTCACCCCCTCACGTGCGTGTGATGACGGGTGACCGGTCAGTTCCAAAAGCGAATAGCCCCAATAAGGGTCAATGCGCCCGATTCGCGCCTACGTCTGCCAACGTACTGCCGTGTCGGATTACTTTGTGAATGTGCTTTCGAGCGTTGTTGCGGCTCTGGGCGCTGGCGCGCTGGCGATCGTTCTCACTCGCTTCACAGGGAGAGCGTTCAAGCGAGACGTAGATGCTGAGCGTGAACGCCTCATGACCGAGGTGCTTGGTGACGCGGTCGACGTTGCGGAAGTTGCGCCAGTAGGTGGAGAAAGAGAGCGCACGCCAGGGGGTGGAGTAGCTCAGCCTCCACAGCCAGAGACCGATCGGAGCTTTGCCACACTCCTAGTCGAGTACTACGCGTATGGATTGAGCCAGGCAAGACGCAGCTTCATCTTGAGCCTGACCGCTTCGCTGCTGGGTGGGCTGATCATCATGGCCGGTGTGGCGATGGCCATCGTCAACTCACAGACGAGTGGCGACCTCTATGCGGGCATCCTGGCAAGCGTCGTCGGGCTGTTGACGGGATCCATCGGCACTTTGTTTCATCGTCGTGCCGACGCGGCCTTGAAGCACATGGAGGCACAGACCAGAGCCCTCCGCGAGGACATGAAAGTCGAGCGAGATGCGGGCCACGCCGTGAGGCTGCTCGAAAACGTGGGCGACCCGAATTTGAAAGCTCACCTTCAGGCGGCGTTGATTCTCAAGTTCTCGGCTGCCAAACTGCCGTCATTGAATGCAGTGATCAAGAGCACTACCTCTCTATCGCCGCAGTCGGATGGCACGGAACCCGCTAGCCCAACGCCCTGACGGTGCACGTCAGGTGGCCGCCTGGAGGTTCCGGCGGGGAGCGCGCCGGGTGACCTTCTCGGCCCTCGCGACATCGAGATGGCGGAAGAGCTTCTGGCCTCGGTGATCGAGGCCCTCGACTTTCAGGTGGCCTCGGCGGACCCACGAGTAGATCGTCACGACGCTGACGCCTGCCAGGTCGGCGGCCTCTCGGGCCGTCAGCCAGATTTCGTCCTCCACTGAAGCCCTCCCGACATGCGAAAGGCCCCGGTTCGCCAACGGCGTCGGGGCCCTGCGCATACGTGTCCTGCTGCGTTCGATTATGCGGTCGTTCGTTAGGGAAAGCAAGTACTGGTTCTGGCGGGCGTCATGACGGGTTCTATTCGCGTGGGGCGAACCGGATATCCGGCGGGTACCCGTCCTGCGGATCTGGATGTCGCTCCATGACAGACTTCGGGAACGGCTCGCGACGCAGCACTGTCCCCATGACCGTCCGCATGTCGTCGAACAGCACGACGTGCATGGGAGGCCATCCTCTTACGGTGAGCGCGGCGCCGTTGATCAGCAACTCCTTGTAGCAGCGTTCGAGGAACAGGCGCACGGCCGGATCGGCGAACCTCAAGGACTGCTTCTCCAGTTCGCGGTTCATGCGCTGAAGTTCTTTGTCCCACTCCTGGCCCTCTGGGGTCGGTCGGCCAGGAGCGCGATCTCCGAAGTGCTCCTGGATTTGATAGCTCAGCCGGATCACCTCGTTGGCTGCCGCCTCCGACAGGCTGAGTAGGTGTGTCCTCTCCGCCTCGTGGGCGGTCTTCCGCTGCTGCCAGATCACGGCCCCAGTGGAGACCACCGCACCCACCAGGGCACCTCCGAGACCGAACAGCCCCGCGATCATCTCGGCTTCCACGGTTCCTCCTTCAAGCCGGACTGACGGGCGTCATGACGGCGAGGACGGTTCGTCCTCTTCTCGTGGGTCGACGTTGGCGGGGTCGTGCATGTGCTCAAAACGCCGCCGCTGACTTTCCTCATACTGGGCCACCATGTCCTGCTTCTTCACGGCCTGTTCGGAGAGGGGCGGCAGGGTGTCATGGATGATGTATGCCAACAGGACGTCGATCATGTCCTCCGTCAGTTCCCTGAGCCAGCGGACCGCGAAGAAGTGGCGGACTCCGGCTGCCCTGTAGCGGCTCGTGAGATTGAGGAGGAGCTTTACACGATCGCGGACGCCCCGGTCCGAAATGCGGGCGATGGCCAGCTTGGTGTTCTTGAGGTGCCCGGCCGCTGTATCCAGGTACGGGAGCCTTTCTTCCGTATTCGCCGTAACGACGTCATTGCCCCCGACGGTCTCCAGGAACTCGCCCAGGGTGATCAGCTCGGTCAATGCCTTGTCCGCTGCGGCCTGGCCGATCTCCAGCAGACGGGCCTCCCGGGCCTGCTTCCGCTGGTGCGACAGCGTGAGCCACACACCGCCGAAGGATGCGGCACCACCCACGAGGGCACCGCCGAAGCCGATCAGGCCTGAGAGGACTTCTGGTTGCATGCCGATCATCATGCCGACGGGACGAACCCGCGTGGGGTTGATCCCGTCAAGGTCTCGGCGACCGGCTCACCGCTCATGGGCTCGGATCCTCAGGGGAGGGCTCTGGGCGCTACTCAACGTTCGGCCTCCTCCCTCGAAATCCTCATCACCTCCTGAATGTCAGCGTCTATGTCTCGGGCCTTGAGAATGGCCGGAGAGGACGCCGGCAGTGGCCGGTTGCGGATCGATGACCCCAAGCAGTCAAGGCCGTACTGGCAGATCTCCGACGTCAGCGCTGCCGATCTCCAGTGCCCCAGGTAGCCGTCCAGCTCATCGACCCTGCTCATGTAATCGAGCACCTCTTCGATGCGCTCACGGAGTTCTTCGTCGCGGAGGCGGAGAACGATCGGCTCCGTCTCCGCCGCGAGTCGACTGAGATCCTCTTGCCAGGCATCCAGCTCGTCGTGGTCCTGAGGGGTCTCACGCGCACGTCGCTTGATCAGATAGAGCTGAGTGATCGCCTCCTCCACGGCGGCCTCGGCCTTCTCCTCTATTCGGAGGTCTCGCGTCGTCTTCGCCTGACGGTTCTGGGCCACCACCGAAGCCCAGATCGACAGTCCGCCGCCGATCGTGGTGCCCACCAGGGTGCCCGCGAGCCCCACCCACACCGATCCGTCCATGGTGCGCATCATGCCGACGGGACCAACCTGTACGGGGCTGATCCCGTCAAGTCCGCGTCATGCGTTGGGCTCGCGGAAGTGCAGTGCAATGTCCTCCTGTTCTTCGATGTACTGGAGGACGGCGTCCCGGGCATCGGTGTACTCCTCCGGGGGCTGAGGTATCGCCTCGGCTCGTCGGTAGTCGCCAAGCACGGTGAGGAGATGCTCTACCGTCCGGTTGACGAGACGCGGCCGATCTGCCCGGTGTTGGCGCGTATGAGTAACCCCTGGCCAGGCACGCAGGGTTTCTGCTCCCTCCTCCAGGCGCTGGCGAAGAGCGGCAGACCGAAAACTCAAGGCTGCTAGACGAAGGCGATCTAGTTCGGCGTAGAGCTGGTGCTCCCAGTCCTCTACCTGTGCATCCCGCCACTTGCGTCGGAACAGGTCTTTGATCTTGAGGACAGCCTGCACTGCGTCGTTGTATGCGGCGTCATGCTGGGCGGCTTCCCGCCCCTCCTGCGCCTGCCTCCTCTCGTGCTTTCGCTGGAGCCACGATGCCCAGATCGCACCTGTCGCGCCTACAACGGCGCCACCGAGGCCGGACAGACCGCCGATCCATCCCACTGTCACTTCTGCGCTCACAGGGGGAATCCTGCCCGCCGACTCCTCGCAGAGGGGGCTGTTTCGAGGCGATGCACTCCGAGCGCTCATGCGGGCGGCAGTTCCTTCAGCTTCGGCTCCCGCTCCTCGACCCTCAGCCGGGCCTGTCGGCATGAGCCGTCGCTGTTCGGGAGGTCCGCGTCGGAGAGGGCCTGACGGATGTGTCGGGTCGCGGGCCTCCCTCCCAACTCGTCATAGAGCCGCCGGACGATCTCATCCGCCGAGGGCTTCTGCGGGCTCTGGGTGACCTCCTCCCGCTCCGGGATGACGCGGGCCGTCACCACCTCCGGGCGGGTCAGAGCCGGACTGACGGCCTTGACGGAGGGCGGCTGGACAGCGGGGGCCCACTTGGGCACAAGGGGCTTCCACGGGGGAGCACCGGCCCTAGTGACGTTCACCGTCGACTCCGTCATGTTCGGGGCGACGATGGTGGCCCCCGTACTGACGGCGGACCTTCCGAGGGCGTGCACCCTCCAGACCGTGATCGGAACCAGCAGCGACACGGCGGCCACCAAGGGAACGGACGCGCTCACGCTGTGGGTCGTCAGCAGGTGGGCGGCCACCTGGCAGCCGCCCATGACGGCTAGCGACGCCGCGATGTCCCGGCCTGTGCCGGCTCGCACGGAGGCGACCACGTACGTGTCGACGGCGACCGGGAACAACGGGGCCACAGCGGGGTGGATACCGACCAGCAGGGCGAGCTGCCACTCCGAGTAGGCCGTCACGGCGATTCCGGCGACGAGGGCGAGCGTCAGGAGGAGCTTGTCGGTCCGGCTGACGGGAGTTGGACAAGGGGAAGGCCCCGCGTCCTTGATGGGCGCGGGGCGCTTGCGGAGACGCACGTGCGTCAGACCTCCCCGGACATGCTGACGGCCTGGGCCTGCGTGACGACGAGCTGGCCGTACTCCCGGGCGGAGAGCTTGATGGCGGGGCAGTACCTGCACTCCGCCGACCACCCGCTGCCCTCCTCCCTGACCATCGTCCGCATCTCGCACGACGGGCACAGGACGGGCAGAGGGATCCTGACGGGCTCGATGCCGGACACCTTCCGGAGGGTCTTCAGGAGCCCCTCCAACTCCTCCGCGAAGTCGGCCACCCACGTCTGGCGGCAGGCCCACTCGACGTTGCCCAACAGGTGCTGCGTCAGGCCGCTGACGGTGTGGCTGACGGGCTTCTGACGGGTCTGCTCGGCCACCAGGTCGGACCAAGCCGCGAGGACGCCCACCACGGGCACAGGTCCCTCCTGGTCGTCGCCCGACAGCACCCCGTCAGCTGAGGGGCCGAGCAGGCTCAGCACGTCCATCCTCAAGGGAATCGGGGCCTCCTTCGAGGCCGACACCCGCTCGCTGCTGGTGCCCCTCTGTACGCGGTGCCGGGCCAGCCAGCACTGGACGACCGCCTCAGGGATGCTCATGAGCACTCCGCGGATCCGGTTCCGGCACGGGCGGCAGCTCCGGGGGAGGTCGCTATCCCGTCCGCAGACGGCGCACTCGGTCAACGGGCCCTCCGCATGTCGCGGATGACCATGACGATCCAACCGATGACGATCAGGGCGGCGAGGGCGTGGAAGAGGTGCCCGAGGCTGTGGGGGTTCGTCGGCATCGTCAGCCCTGCGCCTTCTGGAACTCGCGGCGGACATCGGAGAAGTGGATCAAGGAGCCGGGAAAGAAGCCGCCCAAGCCCTCGTCGAGCAGGACGACTTCCATGATGGGGAGTTGCGGCTCAGGCACCGGCTCGTCGACCGAGTACATGCCCAAGAGGCTGCTGGCCTGGTCGGAGGTCAACATCGGCTCACCACAGATGCCGGTCCCATGATCGGCCTGGCAGTACCAGAACTCCAGGACGGCGGCCGTACCGAGATCGAGCACTCGGCCTCCGCCGTCGGAGACGGGCATGACGCGGTGGGTCTGCCAGGCGTCCTGGGCGATCTTGTTCAGATGGTCCTTGATCAGGTCGTTGAGGCTGATCGTGAAGGTCATCGGTCGTTCTCCCCGTTGTTGATCTCGTCGTTGTCGACCGCCGCCCAGAAGGCCTCCAGGGCACGGTCCTTGGCCTCGCCGTGCAGTTCCAGAAGGGAGCGGTCGGGCTGCTTCTCGAAGACCCGGATCGGCCGGTAGGTGACCGTCTCGATCACCGCGCTCCCGTCCTCGCGGTCGTGGACCTCGATGTCGTGGAGCTGCTCGGGCCCGTAGCCGACGATCAGGCTGTCGAAGATGCTCATCGGCCCTCCTCCTTCGGGGCGGGGCTCTCGGCCATCCAGACGCCGCTGACCTTGCGGACCAGTCCCTTGGCCTCCAGGGCCTTCATGCACCGCTCGACGGTCGCCTTGGCCATGCCGAGGGTGATCGTCATAGGCCGCATGCGCAGTGGGTCGGCGGAGGCCCGCATGTAGGCCCACACGACCTTGGCGGTGTGGGTGAGCTCAAGGTCCGTCAGGACCGCGTGGAGCTCCTCGGCGGGCACCGATTCGTTCAGGCGGGCCATCAGGCACCCCGCTGGAGCTTGAGACGGAGGGTTTCAATGCGGACCCGGAGGTCGAGCGGGACCACGTCGGCCGGCTCGGACCTTTCCTGGGGCGCTTCGATGGCCTTGGGCTCCGGCGTCCTCCGCAGCTCGGGGAGGCCCGGGATGGTCTTGGCCGGGTTGAGGGGCAGCCCGTCCCGCACGAGGGCTCTGACGAAGTCCAGTTCCGACTCTCCGGGCCGGACTCGCACGTGCTGCTGGCGACGGCCCTCGTT